TTGAACCGCCGAAAGAACGCAGAAGTGATTGGGTCTGCACAGACATAGGCTATCAATGTCAATGCAGGTGGACAAATAATCGATTAGGCATGTCCGAATTAGACGAGTGGGGATGGTCGATTTTTGATATTCCGCAGTACACAAAAGTCGTTGCTTATATGCCTCTGCCGACAGCCTATGAAAGGAGCGAAGATGAGTGAATTAAAGCCGTGTCCGTTCTGTGGCGGTAAGGCCGAAGTTAAAAAATCAATGTTCGGAAACAACCTGGGATACGCGCTCATAGCCTGTAAGTCCTGTGGCGCTTCGAGTAAAGATTTTAAGTTGAGCCTTGATTTTTGTGCTGTTGAAGAAGCAACCAAAGCATGGAACAGGAGAGCAGAAAGGAGCGAAGATGGAAGCGAAACCGATTGAGGTTATCATGCGGATTGACTTCGCCGCATCAAAAGGCCCGGAGATTGTCGCTCATGCCGAGAAGGTGCAGGAGTTGATCCGATGCGGGGCTTGCAGATACGCTGTAGACTGTTGCAGAACGATCAGAAGCGAGGGCAGAAGACCCGATGACTTTTGCAGTATGGGGAAAAGGAAAGAGGTGGGAGATGAATAAACAGGACCGAGGGCAGGCGCTGACCATAATCCTCACGGCATACGGAACGGCCCAGGGCGCGCTGATAATCCTAAAGGCGACCGGGACGATCGGCTGGAACTGGGCCGCGATCCTTTGGCCTTCGCTAACCGTCGCCGCCATTTTCCTCGCCATAATAATCGCCGGAACGATCGTCGGGATCTCCGGAGTGATCCGAGAACGCAAGAAACGGAAGGCGGAAAAGAACGGCAAGGTGATCCACATCAGCCTGGAGCAATTCGACGCGCTCATGAAGGGCCTGAAAGAGGAGGAGGACGACGGATGACCGCGAAGGAATACCTCAGCCAGGCATCCGCACTCCGGAGGCAGATGCGGAAGACGCAGGACCGGATCGAGGAGATCGAGACCATCATGCAATCCGTCCGGGCGATCCGATACGACAAGATCAACGTCCAGAGCTCGCCGCCGGAAGACCGCCTCGCCTCCGAGATGGTACGCCTCGAGACGGCGCGCGAGATGCTAATCCAGCAGGCCGCAGACTATAACCTGATATATGCGACGATCCGCAGCCAGATCAATCAGATGCCGAAGCTATACCGAGACATCCTCGCGATGCGATACCTCGACGAACTAAGCTGGCAACGGATCGCAACGGCCCTCAACTATGCGGACGCATACATCCGAAACCAGCACGGCAAAGCCCTGCAGGAATTCGGCCGCCGGTTCCTCGGCAACTAACCAACAGCCAACCAACACACCAACGCGTTGAAAGTTGTTGAAAAATGTTGAAAAATTTCTGCTACAATAGGAATCGTCAAAATCGGACCGTTAAGGGAGGGCCTCCTGAAGTCGCAGCCTTAGCTGGATGATGATTTGACAAGGGCCGACGCCATACAGAGCGCCGGCCTTTTGTATTCCAGGAGGACACGCAATGCCAGCAAAACAGACGCCGAGAATCGACAGGACCGGACAGTTCCGGACCGAGCTGGAACGGAACCGGCTCATCATCCTCCGGACGCAGAACATCTGCGGGATCTGCGGACAGCCGGTCGACAAGACCAGGAAGAATCCGGACCCGCTCGCGCCGACGATCGATCACATCATCCCGGTCAGCAAGGGCGGCCACCCGAGCGAGCTCGCAAACCTTCAGCTCGCGCACCGGTGGTGCAACAGGCAAAAAAGCAACAAATTGTTTTTGCAGATGAGAGAACCGGAGGAGCTCGAGAGCGACAAGGTCAACAACGACGACCTGCCGCTCCATTTTGATTGGACCAAATACACGACAGCTTAAAAGACCGGCGGGGAGGGACCCGACGCGCCGCGGAAAGACAAACAGCCGCCGTCACTGCTCGGATTTTTGCGGAAAGAAACTTCGAAAGAGGGGAAAAATGAAAAAAACGAACTGGAAGAGGCGAATCAAGAACGCTTGCATCGAGGCCGGAACGTATAAACCCTTTTTTGAGATGGTGATTGACGAGCTGGCCGGAATTCTTGAGAGAAGAGACGAAGCCGAGGCTAAATATGCCGAGAACCCTGAGCCGGTGATTGAATATACAAACAAGGCAGAAGCAACGAATCTCGTAAAAAATCCGCTGCTGATGCTGATCGACGACATGAACAAGTCGGCGCTGCAGTATTGGCGCGACCTTGGGCTGACGCCGGCAGGACTCCGGAAGATAAACGATCAGGCACTAAAGGAACGCGAGGAGAAGAAGAACAGTCTTCTGGACAAGCTCGCGGAAATGAGAAAGGCGAAAGAAGAAAATGGCAGAACTTAAAGGCGTCGACTATATGCGCCGCAAATTGGCAGAGAAGCGCCGAAGGGTGCTGCTCAGGTACAAGTATTATGACATGAAAAAAGAGGTCCCGGATTTCGGAATCGCGACGCCGCCACAGCTTCAAGGCGTATTCAAGGCCATCGGCTGGTGCGGCAAGGCCGTCGACAGTTTGGCGGACCGGCTCGTTTTTTCAGGATTCCGGAACGACGCTTTCAACCTCTATCAGATTTACCAGCAGAACAACCCGGACGTCCTGAGCGCGAGCGCGATCCAGGCGGCCCTGATCGGCTCCTGCTCGTTCATTTACATCTACCCGGATGACGACGGGTTCCCAAAGATGGAAACCATCGACGGAGCGAACGCGACCGGGATCGTCGATCCGGTCACCGGACTGTTGAAGGAAGGCTATGCGGTCCTCGACCGAGACGAGCACGACCGGCCGACGCTCGAAGCATACTTCGCGCCGGGCGCGATCTACTACCTCCGAGGGAAGGAAGTCCTGCGAGTATATCAGAGCTCGCTTCCCTACGTCCTTCTGGTTCCGGTGATATTCCGGCCGGACGCCACGCGGCCCTTCGGACACAGCAGGATCAGCCGGTCCTGCATGAGCCTGATGGAGGGAGCCGTCCGGACCATAAGGCGAGCGGACATCGCCTCCGAGTTCTACAGTTTCCCGCAGAAATGGGCGACCGGCCTCAGCGAGGACGCGGAGAAATTCGACAAGTGGCAGGCCAGCATGGCCTCGCTTCTCGTATTCACTAAGGACGAGCAGGGCGAGAGACCGACGCTCGGCCAGTTTACGCAGCAGAGTATGACGCCGCACATTGACCAGGTGAAAATGTTCGCGTCGCTATTTGCCGGAGAGACCGGCCTCACGCTCGACGACCTCGGCTTTGTTTCCGGGAATCCGTCCAGCGCGGACGCGATCCGGCACCAGCACGAGGGCCTGCGGCTAACCGCGAGGAGAGCGCAGCGGACCTTCGGAACCGGCCTGTTAAACGCCGGATTCGTGGCGGCCTGTATCCGCGATGATTTCCCATACACACGGCGCGAGCTCTACGAGACGACGCCGATCTGGGAACCGATCTTTGAGCCAGACGCCTCCACGCTTGCCGGATTCGGAGACGCAGCTCTCAAATTAGAGCAGGCGCTCCCCGGCTATCTGACCGAGGACCGGATGCGGGACCTTTTCGGAATTTGAGGAGGTGACCGATGGCAAGCGAACTCGGAGCCGAGCTCCTCGGCGAGATCCGCGAGACCTTCAACGAGCTGGTCCGGACAGACAAAGCGATCCAGAGACGCATCGAGAAGATCGCCGCCGGCCGCGGGACTATGTTTGACGCCACGCAGTACGCTTACGGCGTCGGGCAGAACCTGACCAAGGCATTCCTCGCAAATCTAACCGAGACGCGTCTCCCGAACGGCCGGATCTACTATTCACTGGCGAACGAGATCGTCCCGCCGATGCTTCAGGAAGAATTCGGCCTCACGACGGAAACAGCGCAGAAAATAATCACGGACATGAACCGCCGGGCAGGAATAAACCTGAACGGCGTCGTCCCGGAAATCAATCAGAGCCGGATCGACGGCATCGTTTCCGGCATCGGAAACAGCGAAACGCTGGAGGATGCTTATAAATACCTCCGGGGACCGGTGCAGAACTTCGCCGTCCATTCGGTCGACGATACCGTCCGCTGCAACCTCGATTTTCAACACGAGAGCGGAATGCGGCCCAAGATCGTCCGGAGCACGAACGGACCGTGCTGTCCGTGGTGCGACGCCCTCGCCGGTGAATACGACTATCCGGCAAGCAACCCGGAAGTCTGGCAGCGGCACGAAAACTGCAACTGCGTGATCGAATACCAGCCGACAAAGATCAGAGCGCCGCGGCAGCGGCTCAGCGGTTACGGCTGGCAGAACGGCAGAACATAAAGACCCGGCGCCGCCGGGCTATACCTTCAAGGGAGAAAAGAAAACATGGAGAGAATCGGCAGTCAGGAGCCGACGACCTCGTTCATTTTGCCATACCAGGAGACGGACGGACAGACCGCCGTCGACCTTTACGAGTTAACCGGCCGCACGGCCTACGATTGGCAAAAATCGCTGATTTATGACATCCTCGCGAAGGACGCAAACGGCCTCTGGACGCATTCGCGCTTCGGATATTCCGTCCCAAGGCGGAACGGAAAAGGCGAGGTGGTCGTCATGCGGGAGTTGTACGGCCTCGCGGTCGGGGAGAAGATCCTACACACGGCGCACCTTGTAAACACGGCCCACAGCGGATGGGAGCGAACGAAGCAGATGCTCGACGCTCTCGGCATTCCATACGACGCCATCAAGGCCAAAGGACAAGAAGAGATCCGCCTGAAGGCCGGCGGAGAGATCCACTTCCGGACCCGGACCGAGACCGGAGCGCTCGGCGAAGGATTCGACCTGCTAATCATCGACGAGGCGCAGGAATACCAGGCACGGCATCAGACGGCGCTGAAATACGTCGTTTCCGCGTCCAGGAACCCGCAGACGATCCTCCTCGGAACGCCTCCGACGGCGGTCAGCTCCGGCACGGTCTTCAAAGATTTCAGGCGGACGGTCCTCGCCGGAGAGGCAGAAAACGCCGGCTGGGCGGAGTGGTCTGTCGGACAGATGTCCGACATAAACGACCGGGATCTTTGGTATTTGACAAACCCGAGCCTCGGCCTGAATATCAGCGAGAGGAACGTCACGGACGAGCTCGGAAAGACCGAGGACGAACGCATCGACTTCAACATCCAGCGCCTCGGCCTTTGGATCAAGCACTCGCAGCAATCCGCAATCAGCAGGGCCGCGTGGGACGCGTGCCGGGTGGACCGCCTCCCGGCGCTAACCGGAAAGCTCTGCGTCGGGATCAAGTACAACCGCGACGGAACCACCGTGACGGTCGCTGTGGCCGCGAAAACGGCCGATTCCGGCGTCTTTGTCGAGGTGTACGGAAGAAAATCCGTCCGCGAAGGAAACGGCTGGATTTTGGCCTTTTTGAACGCCGTGAGGAAAGCGACCGGAACCATCGTGATTGACGGTCAGAACGGAACGGAACTTCTCCGGAAGGACATGGCAGACAGCCGGCTCAAAATACCGACCGTCGCGTCATACGGCATGGTGATCGAGGCAAATCAGGGCTTCGAAACCGCGATATACAAACGCGAGCTCCGGCACATGGAGCAGCCGAGCCTGACGAACGTGGTCGCCAACATCGAACACCGGGCCATCGGAACCTCCGGCGGCTTCGGTTACAAGACGATGCAGGACGAAGCGGACGTCACGCTCATCGAGGCAACCGCCCTCGCGCATTGGGCGGCGGTCAACTACAAAGAAGTTAAGCAGCGCGTGAGTTTCTAACACGCCATACAAGCGCGAAAATGGCCCTTTTCCGGGCCTTTTTTCATACATTACGGCAACTGACCCGGAAAGTCAGGAAAGGAGACAAAATGGCAGATTTTAAGGCAATCACTACACAGGAGGAATTCGACGAAGCGATCAAGAGCCGCCTCGAACGGCAGGAAAAAACGATCGCGGCGAGATATTCCGACTATGACGCACTCAAGGAAGCTGCAGCGAAGCACGACGAAGACGCGAAAACCTGGCACGAAAGAGCGCAGAAGGACGCGGAGACGATCAAGGGCCTGAAAGCGGAACTCGAGACCGCCAAGGGAACCGTGAAGGACTATGAGAGCAAAGCCCTCAAGTCGAGCATCGCGGCAGAAGTCGGTCTTCCGCCGGCGCTAACCGACCGCCTCACCGGCAACACGCCGGAAGAGATCCGGAAGGACGCCGAAGCCTTAAAAGCAGTTTTCAATCAGCAGAACAGGGAAGGCCTGCCGGGCTTCTCCGGCGGCGAGAAAAAGCCGCAGGACGCAAAAGACGCGGCCCTCACAGACCTCCTGCATCAGATCAACGGCGATCATTAAGCCGTAAAAAGAAAGGATAACAAACATGGCAAGTGTAATTTCAACCACGGCCGCCGGCGGCGCTAAGCTGTTCCCGGCAGAACTGACCACAGAACTTTTTAACCTCGTCCGCGGCAAGTCCGCACTCGCGCGCCTTTCCGGCCAGATGCCTCTGGCTATGCGCGGAACGCAGGCGTTCACCTTTAACTTCGACAAGGAAGTCGACCTCGTCGCCGAGAACGGCGCGAAGGGCAACGGCGGCGGAGTGATCGCACCGATCACCGTCGTTCCGGTAAAAGTTGAGTATGGCATGAGAATTTCAGACGAATTCAAGTATGCCGCAGAGGAAACGCAGCTCGAATATCTCCGGGCCTTCGCGGAAGGATTCGCGAACAAGGCAGCGCGCGGCCTCGACATCATGGCCTTCCACGGCGTGAATCCGAGAACCGGAACCGCCTCCGCAGTAATCGGCACGAATCACTTCGACAGCAAGATCACCCAGAAGGTCCAGAGAACGACCGACGCCAACGCTGACATGGAGGCGGCAATCGCCCTCGTCAACGGCAACGAGCACGAAGTGACCGGCGCGGCAGTTGCCCCGACCTTCAAGTCCGCCCTGGCGGCCCAGAAGAGCGGCGACAACTACCTCTTCCCGGAACTCGGCTGGGGCAACGCACCGGAGACCGTCCGCGGCCTTTCGTTCGACACCAACTCCACCGTGAGCTTCGGCAACACGGCGTCCGCAGGCGACCTCGTCTTTGTCGGCAACTTCCGCGATTATTTCCGTTATGGCATCGCGAAGGACGTCACGATCGAGCTGATCGAATACGGCAATCCGGACAACGACGCAACCGCCGGCGACCTTAAGGGCCACAATCAGGTCTACCTCCGCGGCGAGATGTACATCGGCTGGGGCATCCTGGCACCGGAAGCCTTCGCGAAGGTCCAGATCGAAGCGATCTCTTGATGACAGGAGGGCGGCGATGGAATACAGGAACAAAGTGACAGGCATCATCCTCGACTTCGCCAGCCCGATCTCCGGAGAAAACTGGGAGCCGGTCAAAACACCGGCCCCGGAACCGGAGACACAGGCAAAGGAGCCGAAGAAAAAGGCGGTGAAAAAGAATGGCAGAGGAAAGGGCTAATTACGCGACAGTCGACGACGTGATCGCGCTTTATCGGCCGCTGACGTCGGATGAGACGACAAAGACCGAGAACCTCCTGCCGGTGATTTCCGACCGCCTGCGTTACGAGGCGGAGAAGGTCGGCATGGACCTCGACGCAAAGATCGAGGCGAACCCGGTCCTCGCAAACGTCGCGCGGTCCGTCACGGTTGACATTGTCGCCAGATGCTTAATGACGCCAACCAGCGCCGGAGATTACGGTCCGATGACCAACATCTCGCAGAGCGCAGGTGGCTATTCGGCCGGCGGGACCTTCCTGAACCCGGGCGGCGGTTTGTTTATCAAAAACAGCGAGCTGCAGGCATTAGGAATCCGCCGGCAGAGATACGGAGGGCTCGGAATTTATGCTGATCCACGGAACCACGATCAGGCTATTCAATAAGATCGACACCGGAGCTGTCGATGCGTTCAACAGGCCGATCTATACAGAGGAGGCGGAGGATGTCGGCAACGTGCTCGTCACACCCATCGGTGGAGACGAACAAACAGACGCAATGGATCTGACAGGCCGGCGCGAGAGATACGAGCTGAGCCTCCCGAAAGGAGACCAGCACGAATGGGTCGATCGCGAGGTCGAGTTCTGGGGAAAACGCTGGAAGACGTATGGCACTCCGATCGAATGGATGGAGGACATGGTTCCGCTGGCATGGAACAAAAAGGTCCGCGTGGAGAGAATCGATGGCGAAGGTTAAGGTCAAGCTGAACAGGAAAGGCGTCGGAGAGCTGCTGAAAAGCCGCGACATGGAGAAAGTACTCCAGGAACTTGCGCAGCAGCATTCCCAGGGCTGGGAGACCGACACAAAGGTAATGGGGACCAGAGTTATCGCCTCGATCTATTCCGAGGACCGGAAGCAGATCAGCGAGGAGCTTGATTCCCACAACATAGTTGGAGGATTATGATGACGATTGAAGAACTTGTAATTGACTATCTGACCCGGCAGAACATCCCCGGAATCGGCCTCGCCGTTTACGCGGAAACACCGGTCGATCCTCCGGAAAACTATGTCTTGATCCAGCGGAGCAACGGAAGCATGGCGAACTATCTCCGGGGCTTTTCGATCTACACGGAAACCGTCAGCCGGAAAGACAAGCTCATGGCGGCGAGACTCCACGAGGCGGTGATCGAGGCAATGCTTCGGATGCCGGACACCGAGAACGTCTTCCGCTGCAGCCTCAATTCGGATTATGACGCGACCAGAGCCGAGAAAAAGGATTACAGATACCAGGCGCTCTGGCTGATTACAACGTAAGAAAGGAGTATTATGAACTCTGCAAATGTTACAGCGGCGAAGCCGAAAGTCGGCGGCGCCATTTTTATCGCACCGGTCGGAACCACGCTCCCGACGGACGCGACGACCGCGCTTGACAATGCGTTCAAGGAACTCGGCTATGCGTCCGAGGATGGCCTGACCAACTCGAACACTCCCGAGAATGAGACCGTGAGAGCGTGGGGCGGCGATGTTGTCCTGACGCTGACGACCAGCCGCGAGGACACCTTCTCGCTGACGCTGATCGAAGCGACGGAGCGCGAAGTCCTGAAGCTGG